TTGAATTGAATCTTCTTCATTCGTATAACCTTCTCTCCACATCAGCCTGCTGGCCTGTTTCGTTGACGATTAGCGGCACATGCGCCACTGCGTAAACATCTGCGCTAGTGATGGAATCAAACCCGCGCCTACATCTCAGCACGCGCGAATCACGTACTTGGCCGTTCATCATCGGATCGTTGTTGAAGAGACCAGCCACGGCCAGCATTAAGGCTCTGGCCTTGTTTCGCGCGTCTCTGCGCTCTGTCTTGTCTGAGCCGACGACACGCGCGAAGCAGACAACTATGAGAAGCGCATCAAACTCTGCCATCGCACCGCCAGGCTTCGGCGCAACGTCCGAAGTGCAGTCTCCGATGATGACGCCGAAATCTTTTTCAATGGTCTGGTAGTCATCCTTGACCTCCGCGCCATAAAGCGGACTATCATTAGCTGCGCCTGCAACCGCCGCCTGGATAAACTCCAGCGCCGCATCTTCAATCGTCACGGCTGGCCTCCCACGTAGGTCTTAATGGCGCTATCAAAGATGCCTGGCGCTTCCTGCGAGAGGCGATTGGCCGCGCGCTCGTCATAGCGATTGGGCTGCATACCCTTCATCGAACGGCGCATAACGTAAATCTGCCCTTCGCTCTCAATGTAGGGAGCGACTCGGCCATTGAGCAGTGGCACACTATCAACAGGGACGAGCAGAGCCTTTGCTTTCTTCGGCCTGATAACGCCCCCCTTCGGCCCGTAGACGCCAGTGCCAGTAGCGACCGCCTCTGGATAGTTGAAAGCTGGCACGGCGCGTAGAGTTACCTTCTTATCCTTGCCGCTTGATAGGTGCAGCACTGCCTCGCGGCGACCGAGACGGCCTGACCTGGCTGAGACGCTAATCTCTCCCTGTATGAGTCCGCGCTTAAAGACTCTGACATCAGAAGAGACGCCCTGCTTGAGATTGCCGCCGACGCCAGTTGCCGCTTTGTTTTTCGCTTCCGGCGCTTCCTCGCGCACTATCTGTTCGCCGCGCTCTGCCACTTGGCGCGCGCCCACTTCAGCCGCCTTCTGATAGTCCTTCCCCAGGCGTGTGACATCGCTGATGTCTACTGCTGTGGTGATTTTCTTCATTCGGAAACTATCTCGAATTCAGGTTCGGGCGTGCCGTCCGAAAGCATGTAAGGGCGCGCAATCTCTTCAGCCTGCTCCAGGTAAGCCTGCACGAGCTGCCGGACTTCCCCAGGCGTCAGGTAAGAGAAGACGACATTGCCAGCCATCTGTCCGCCCTCTTTGGTCGTCTTAACGATGCCCTTCGGAGTGATGGCCGTATTCATCCCCGGCAGAGCGAAGTGCATTGCCAGCGCAGCCTCCGCGCTTTTGAGGTCGTCTTGCCGCAGCTCATCCTGTGGTTGGTTGCTCAGCGCATCCTCATAAGCAGCAGCTCCAACCCAAGACTTCAGACGGCGCGATGCCGCGCCGATGTGCGGCGTCAGCCGAGCTGCCTTGATGTCCTTGCTGATGTCATAGCGGTTGTAGAGATTGGTTTCATCATCTCCGCTATAGCCATTAGCATTAGGGTTGACCGCTTTGATGAGTGTGTCTGCCATTGCTTCTACGATTCAGTTAAAAGGTGGGGCGGAAGCGCCGCCCCTCGCCCAGGGATGCCATCCCCCGGCTCGTGGCTATGTGTATGCCGTGTTACTTCTTATCGTTCGTGGTCTCTGCGGGCTTGTCGCTCACTTCGACCAGGTGATTGTTCTGGATGGCTATGCGCGTCCGCGTGCCGCAGTCATCCTTATCAATCTGCACCCTCTGCTTGGGCAGCACCTTCAGGCCCGTCTCTTCGTCAAAGAAAATGCCCGCGCCGCTTGCGAGTCCAAAAGTTCTCTTCGTTGCCACTGCGTACCTCCGAGGCTGGCTCGGCTGCGAGGCCGAGCCAGCGGAATAAATTCAGGTTAATGGGTTGCCTGCGTCGCTTACTTCGCGTCGAACCAAGACGGGAAGGGCGAGGCTACGATTGTCACCGACTCATCAATGATGATGCGGCCATCGCGCTGCACATTGCCGAAGCCCGTCACGGTCGAGGCGTAGGTCTCCTCAAGCTGCTTGCTGATGATCTTGTCCGTCTCCGTCATGAGCGGAAGCTCTGTGAGCTTCACGAAGGAGAGGCTCGCGTCAACCAGCATAATCTGCGTCGAGGACATAGTGGCCGAGACGTAGACATCCAGGTCAGCCGGGATGGGAGTCTTCAGGCGCGTGCCAATGATGGGCGAACCCTGCTGACGGTTCTTCACTTCCGGCAGGTTGAGCCACTTGTTGACCATCTCTTCGCTGCCGACGAGAGCAAGCGGCACGCGACCCATGCGGCTCATGCGAACGAAGGCGCGAGTCACGTCCTTGTATTGCAGGCCGACGCCCGTGTCGGTCACGCCGATGACGGCGCAGCTCTCAGAGCCGCTCGCCTGGTCGCCGTTGACGCCGACATTGACCAGGTCTTTGTTGAGCAAGCTGGCGAGGCGCAGGCCGAGGTCAATGAAGTAAATCTGCACGAAGTTCAGCGTGTGACGGCGCATTGCCTCGTAGCTTATCTTCAGGCCGCAACCGCGCTTGTTGAGGCCCACCTTCTTGTCGCCGTATATGGCATAGCCTACGGGGATGGTTGCCAGCTCCGTGATGTCCTGCGGCTCTGCGTCGCTCAGGTCAATCTGCGGCATCGTCACGGAATCCGAAGTCGCAGGGACATCGTCAATAATCAGGTCGTTGTAGAAAGCCGCCTGCACCGCGCCGCGACGGATGGGGTCTGTGAACTGCTCAGGCGTAATCCAGCGCGTCGCGTCGAAGGTGAAAGCAGACTGCGAGGCCGCGCCTATAAGCGCAGCGCGCAGGTTTGCAAGCTGCTCGCGCTGGGGGACGCCCAAGCCGAGCGAGATGCCGCTATTGATAATCTCCACGGCCAGGAATCTCGTGTCGGCGTCATTCCACAACTCCTCCAGGCGCGTGCGGTTGTGCTCGAAGCCGTGGTCGGCGTAGAGGTGCTCAACCGTCATGCCGGGGAACTGATTGGCGATGTACTCTCGCATACTGACCGCGCGCTTCTCATTTTTTCTCTGAGCCTGCAAGCCCAGCACAATCTCTTGAATCTTTCCTTTGAAACCGTTACTCATCTGAAAATTTCTCCTTGAAGGTTAAGAGCCCGAGTCCGAACAGAGCCGGGAATCATTCAGACTCCAGACTCGTCAACCCAAGAATCTGTTAGGGGATAAGCACCTTGAGCGTGGTGTTATTACCGCCCTTGAACACCAGGCCCAGAATGAGAGTGGGCGAGTCAACACCATCAACCCAGGGAACAGCAGTATTCTCGCCCGTCGTGCCGTCAGGCGCTCCAGACTTCACAAAGGTTCCGAAAGGGCAGTTGCCGACGCCCTTAATCTCAATCAGCGCGCTGAAAAAAGATTCGACTGTGCCTTTGCCGTTGGCCTCTTTGGCCGCAACGCTGACCTGCCCTATGGCAATCGCGCCAGCGCCCGCTTTATTCACAGTCTCATTAGCTGTAAGCGCGATGAGCGTATCCTTCGCTAAGACGGCAGCCATCACCACCGTCAGGCCGAGGCGCTCTATGCGAGCAATCACTTTCATCTATCTAGCTCCTTCATGTGCGACTTGAGCAGTCGCGGAATAAAGCACTATGGTTAAGTGCGACTTAGTAAACGGGCACAGGCTTAACAGGCTTTGCAGCCTGCGTCGGCTGCTCAATGCCGCCCGCCTGATGGACTACCGCCGTCTCTTCGACAGAAGAGCGCCCGCCATTCGGGAATCTCAACGCGACCTGTCGGTTGTAGTCTGCCGTCAGCCCCGCCAGCTCAGTGACATCGGCCTTGTTGACGAGAGAATCAATCGCGGGCGGCAGCGTACCTTCCTCGCTACCGAGAATTGCCAGCCTTGCGACTCTGCGGCATTCCGCCCGCGCGGTCTCCATCAGCGCATCTCCAGCCTGCGCACGCGCGCCGAGCTGCGTCAGCGCGGGCAGCAATATCGTTTCCGGTACATCCTCGGCCACTGTGTCAGAGAGGCCGAGCAACGCTCTTTGTTCAGGGGTTAATTTCACCGTCTCACTCCTTTGTGTTTGTAGAATGCTGCCTCCATCGGCACTCATCTGTTCTTTGTCAACGCCACTGGCAGGAAGCTGCTTGTTCTCTTCCTGTGCGCCCTGGAAAACCAGGGAGATTTCCCAATAGCCGTGAATCTTCGTGACGATTAGGCGGACGAGCTGGCCGCCAACTTCCTCCATCAGCAGTTGCCAGAATCGCCCTTCTTCAGCCAGGTCAGGGTGAGAGAACTCAAACTCGAAAAGCACTGTGACTGAGACCGAATGAACGGCAGGAGGCTCGCACGCCACGCCGCGTATAAGCATGGGGTCTTTCTTTGAGTCGAGTTTGAGCTTCGCGTTAATGCCAGGGATGTCCCCAACGTCCGCCCCCTTCTCATCCCACGTCACGCCGCTTACAACGCCTACCCAGTAATCAACCGAATAGAAGCAATGGTCTTTGTAAACGGTCTGACCAGCCAGCATCTCTACTGACTCTTTGAGGACTCCAGGCTTTGAGAAATCCAGGCCGTAGCAAGGAGAGAGCGTGGCGCTGATGGCGCGATAATCCTTGTAGTAATAATCGCTCTCCTTCGGCAGCAACTCGTCAACTGTGTTGAAGGCGATAGGCGCAGGCTGCGCACCGTATTGAGAGACCTGGCCGACGCCCATGCTCGTTATCTCTTCGCCCACCTTTGAAGCCGCCAGCTTTATCTGCGCGAGAATCGCGTCACGTATGACAGCTTCAAGCGAAAGATGTGCGCCGCCGAAGGGCAGCATCATCGTGAACTGAGCCTTGCCGCCGGTCGCTGATAGACTCAAAAATTTGAACTTATTATTCACTCTCGAAAACTCCCTCGACTCTGCATCTGCAACGCGGGTGTAGCGGCGGAAAGCCGCGCCCCTCTGCTATCAAATCGTCATCAATTACGCCGTCATCGCTCACGCGCCCTTCAACGTAAGCAACAGGGTCGCCCGCGAAGGCTTTGCCCAATTCACTCTTGTAAAGCTCCTTTGCGTAATCGCCGGGCTCAAGCTCTGTGAGCCTGTCAATCGCACCTGCTGCTTCAGAGACTCTGAAGGTCTTACCGTTAAGAGTGGGGCAGATGTTTGTCGTGCATTTGTTATCAAGAATGGCGACAATCTTTGCCAGTTTGAATTTAGCCTGGCGAAGAGAGTTGATATGCCCGTAGTTCCTGATTCTCTGAACGCTGGATTGAATGATGGTCTCGACAGAGAAATCATTGAGGTTGTCGAGCTTGCCCCCGGCTGCGCGCCTAAAATCATCAAGCTCCTCCTTTGTGCCCCGTCCGAAGAGAGCAGCGCCTTTCTCCAGGTATTCGTCTCTGAGAAAGTCCTTAATCTCCTCGCGTCGGTTATCAACGAAGGTGCTGAAGTAGAAATTGTCGAGGCTGTTGAAAAACCGAACGGCTCTCTTATCAGGCCCGCCGAACTTGAGCTTGATGGGAGAGTCGCCGCCGAAAGGCGTGGCATCGCGCAGGCGATAGAATTTGTAAATCTCTTCCGTGGTTCGCTTGACGACTGTTTCTGCGCTACGGCTGGCGAAGGTTGCCTGATATGACTCTTTGATATGCTCGAAGAGTGTGTCTGCGAATTCATCTGCGGAAGCAAAATCGTCAGCAGAGACGCCGCCCAAATAATCACGAATGCTATCAAGAGCAGCATCCCGCGCATCGTCAGCGAGCGGCCTTGTGAGCCTGAGATATTTCTGAATGTACCTTTCGAGAATCGCATCTATCTCTTTCTCCGTCATCAAGCTGCTAGTTTTTTTTTTACGCTCACAAATTTGCGGACTGGCACGTAGGTCTCCATTTCAACCGGAGCGCCGTTTAGTTCAATCACCTGTGGGACGAACTTGTAGCGGCCTGTGCTCCGGTTGAAATGGAAGGTAGCCGTCATTGATTCACGCACATGCCCAGCCCCCACCAGCATGGCCCTCAACGAACTGGCTGCCTCTGGTAAAGAAGACAGAAGCTCTGGATCGAAAGCGTGGTCGTAGCCCATCTCCTGCGCCGCTTCATCTGGAGAGGTGATTCCCGCTCTGGCTTTAGTGAGCGCCGTGCGGACTCTAATCTCTTCGGCCTGCGCCTCCTCCAGCGGCTTCAGCGCGTGCGAGCGATTGAAGCTCAGCGAAATGCCGTCAACTTCGATTCCGCCTAATCGCAGGTCGAGACGATAGGTAGCTTCCTGGCGACGCTTCGCCAGGCGCTGGATGTTGCCGACTTGTGAAGAGAGCAGGTTATAGACGACGCCCGCGTAGGTTTCAGTAGTCGAATCGGTACGCCCGAAGAAAGCGGGGGGCATAGCAAGGCCGCTCATCACCTGCTCTTCGACGATGCGCCAGATTTCATACGCTCCTCGCGCATCCGACGCGACATTCGTGTGGTCTATCTTCTGGTCGCGGAAGTGGACGAGCAGCCCTTTGACAAAATTGTTGTCGAAGACCTTGCGCACTGAACGCAGATAATTCTGGGCGCGCGTGTTGTATTTGTCCTGGTCTTCATTAGGCAGTTTCGGCGGGGGCGTGCAGGCAACGGACACAAGGCCGAGGATGCCCAACTTTTTGGCGATGTACTTGATGTTATCAAGCATATCTGTCTGCGGGCCTGTGATGGCGCTCACGGCAGCAGAGCCTGGCGGAATTGCGTAAGGGCTATTCTCCAGCGTAGAGAGCGCGAAGTAGCGATAGGTCTCAGGGTGCAGTGGATTCAGACCGAAAGACGCACCTGGCCGCGCAGCCCCGAGAGGAATTTTCTGATGCGGGACATAGCGGCCATCAAGATAGCGAAAGCGAATCTGCTTAACAGGAACGATAACGACCTGGTCAACGCGACGCGCACGAAGATCGACTACGTCTTCAGACGAGAGCGCCCCGAAAACTGCTATCTGTCTCAGATAAGCATTGATAAGGCCGTCAACTCCAGCGCCGTTGGGATAAAGACGCTGAGCGGCATCGTTTATCCTGGCAAGTGCAGCTTCAGCGCGTCCTGAGTCCTTAGCTTCAACCGTAACCTGATGGCCTGTGTTGCCGAGATTGATGATGTTGGCGACGTACTGCGAAAAGTCAGGGTTATGAATAGAGAAGAGTTCAATGCAGCGTAGAAGCTCGAAATCAATGACCGGAGAGACCCCGTCAAACGCATCAAGCATAGCGCCCATGCGACCCGACAGGGTGCTCTCCACACTGGAGCGGCCATCGTCGGGTAATTCAATCCCTCCGATGCGCCTCAGCGAGGCAACTACTCTTTTGAAGTATGACCAGATCATTAAAATCTAACTTCGCGTTTGCTGCCCCTGTAAGAGGCCGCTTCCATCGTTCGCCCTGCGGGGCTTGTTTTTGTCCACGGCTGTCCACGGACGCTGCCAGGCGGCCTAGCGGGCTTATTACGGGGCCAGCGGCAAGTCGTTTGTGTCTGCCATTTCGTAGTTGCCGTTGCTTTCCGTCACTTCGTAGTTGAACCAGATAGATTCAACTCGCCTCTGCGACTTAGCAGCCCCTTCTCCTAACAGGCCGTTCAGTCTTGTACGGCCCGACAGAGAGCAGATCGCCTCCCAATCCCGGCGATGCCAACCGCTTCTCTCCAGTTCCCTGTAGATGGGATTGGCATAGCCTGAGAGCAGCGCCTTGCCTTTTATCTCTTTCAGCACTTTGACCAATCGCCTGTGACTCTCGTCGGTCAGCTCATGCTCATACGCGCCGCCCTTCCTGGTAGACATCACGTAAGGAGGGTCGAGATAAAAGAAGGTTTCAGGACTGTCGTAGCACTCAATCAAAGCGAAGGCGTCTTTGTTCTCTACCTGCACGCGCAAGAGGCGCGTGCTAATCTCAGGCAGTGATTCGACAGCTCCTAGCCATCTGGACACCTGGCTTGCCATGCCACGAGCCGAGCCTGTAACCCCGTAGCCCCAACTATGAAAGTTGCCGCCGAAGCTCATGCGGGCGACTACAAACCAGCGATGGGCGCGCTCTACAGGGTCGTCCTGCTCTCTCCAACTCTGTTTGCAAAGATCGAATTCTTCTCGCGCGTAAGGCGTTAAAGTTGCCAGGCGCTGGAACTGCTTGAATTGCTTCGTGTCTCTAAGGACTCGGAAGAAATTCACGAGGCCGCTATTCAAGTCGTTGTAGACTTCAATGGGGCTTGGGTCGCGGGCGATTAACAGGCTCGCCCCGCCTCCGAAAAGTTCAACATAGGTGCGATGGTCAGGGATGTATGGCAGCAGGTTTTTCACCATCCTGCCCTTGCTCCCTATCCAGTTAATCGGACTGCGTAACCTCCCACGCTTTTCCGCCATGTAAATTATTGTTTGCTTCCGAGCCGTTCGGGAGACCGTTCATCCGCGCTTCTCCTTTCAATCAATAATTAGTTTTCACCTTACGTCGCCCATCTCAGGCAGCACTCCAACAAAACCGATAAAACTTCCCATCTCCATCCGCAGGATGTAAGCGCCTATCGCCAGCGCCATAAACAGATCGTCTTCATAGCCAGATAGCGCGGCGAATCCTCCGCCGTCATTCCACACGACCGTCAGCGCCTGGTCACAAAAAGCTTGGCTTAAAATCCCCAGCGCCTGGGTGCGCACCATCTCTTCGAGCGCGAGCCCCGC